CAAACATATACAAGAACAGTATGCAGTATATGTAAAAATAAAAACTGTAATGAAGAATTAAGAGCTAAAATAGATGGAAGTTTAAAATGTGAGAACTTTGAAAGATGTATGAAAAATAAGTGTAAAACTTGTGGTAAAGAAAAGGAATGTTTTGAAGAATGAAATTTATAATAAATAATGACGAATGGGAGATAAAAGAATTAAGTAAAGACAAATTAAATGAAATGTATGAAGACAACATGAAAGAGGAAGCATACTTTGTATTCGGTTTAACACAAAAGTCAAAACATATTATTTATATAAACAAAGATATGTGTAACGACCAAAAGAGGAAAACATTAAAGCATGAATTAACACATTGCTATATATGGGAATATGGATTATACAATGTAACAGATGTAAATGAAGAAGTAATATGCGATTTAGTAGCTTGCAGTAATGATTTTATAAATGAGATAGTAAAAAGATACCAAGAGGAGATGATGTGATGGAAGAAAAACAACCAATTGGAAGACCATTAAAATATAAAACAGCAGAAGAAATGCAAGAAAAGATAGATAAATATTTTAAAAGTTGTTATAAGCCTGTAGTTGTATTTAATAAAGATAAATGCAAATATGAAACAGTAAGAGATGATGATGGAAATATAATAGAAGAACAATATAGACCTTTTACAGTAACAGGACTAGCAGATGCCTTAGACATGAGCAGACAAAGTTTATTAAACTACAGTAAAGAAGAAGAATTTTTTGACACGATTATGCGAGCAAAAAGAAAATGCGAATTATATGCAGAAGAAAGATTGTATGATAAAGATGGAAATAGAGGCGCAATGTTTAGTTTATCTAATAATTTTGCAGAATGGAAAAACAAACAAGATATAGATGCAAATGTAAATACAGAAATAAAGGTAACACTAACAGATGATTAATGTAAGCATAAGCAAAAAAGTATTTAATGATGTATATATACCATACTTAGACAATGAAGATAGATATTTATTGTTTTATGGTGGAGGTTCATCAGGAAAGTCATATTTTATAGTACAAAGATATATAAAAAAACTAATGGGTCAAAAAATGAACTTATTAGTAGTAAGACAAACAGGAAATACTAATAGAGATAGTACATTTGCATTATTTAAACAAGTAATTAGAGAATGGAATGTAGGAAGCTTATTTGATATAACAGATTTAAGAATAAAATGTCATAACGGTAATGAAGTAATATTTAGAGGGTTAGATGACGTTGAAAAGATAAAATCAACTACATTTGAAAACGGAGAATTAACAGATATATGGATAGAGGAAGCAACAGAAACTCAAGAAGAAGATATAAATCAGCTTAAAGTACGTTTAAGAGGTGGAACTTCAAAGAAACAAATGGTATTGAGTTTTAACCCTGTTAATATAAATCATTGGATAAAAAAACATTTTATAGATTCAGGATTAGCAACAGTATGCCATAGTACATACAAGGATAATAAATTTTTAACAGATGATGACAAAAAAGTATTAGAAAGTTTTAAATATTCAGATTCATATTATTATAACGTTTATTGTTTGGGACAATGGGGAGTATTAGGAAAAACTTATTTTAATGCAGAAAAAATAAGTAACAGAATAGCACAACTTAAAGAACCTTTAAAAGTAGGTTCTTTTATTTATGATTATGATGGAATGAAAATAACTAATATACGTTGGAGAAATGAACAAGATGGCTTTATTAAAATATATGACTTACCTAAAAAGAATTATCCATACGTACTATCAGGAGATACATCAGGAGAAGGTTCAGATTATTTTATAGGACAAGTACTAGACAACACTAATGGAAAACAAGCAGCAGTATTAAGAAAAGAATTTGATGCAGATGAATATACAAGACAAATGTATTGTTTAGGTAAATACTATAATAATGCGTTAGTAGGAATAGAAAGTAACTTTGATACATTTCCAATTAAAGAGATAGAGAGAATAGGATATAAAAAACAATATGTAAGAGAAAAAGAAGATACATTCACAGGAAACATAGTAAAAGCTTATGGATTTAGAACAGACAGAATAACAAGACCGCTTATATTAAGTGAGTTACAAGCAATAGTAAATGATCATATAGAAAATATAAACGACAAAGAAACACTAGAAGAAATGTTAGTGTTCGTAAGAAATGAAAAAGGAAGACCAGAAGCACAGGAAGGCTGTCATGATGATTTAGTAATGGCATTGGCAATAGCTTACCATATAAGAACACAACAAGAAATGACAGTCAAGAAAACAGAAATAGAAAAAAGACTAAGTAAAGAATTTACATTTGAATTTGAAGAAGAAGAACCAAAAGGAGATTATGGAAGAACCATAAAAATAATATAGGAGGGAACAATGATAAACATAGTACTGATGATAGTCACAACGGCTATCTTTTATTTTGGCTTTTTGTTAGGTTACAAGGTAGCAAATAAGGAAGAAATACACAAAGAAGTCAATGTAAAGAAAATAAAAGAGAGAATACCATTCACAGAAGAACACAAAGAATGGAAGAAAGAAGAAGCAAGAATAAATGAGTTAAACCAATTACTAGAAAACGTCAACAATTACAAAGGTGACGATGAAGGACAAAGGAGGATTAGATAATGAAAGACAAGAATGAAGAAAAGAATTTAACTACTATATTTGCACAATATCAAAAAATAAAAGATTATTTAACCTCTAAAGGATATTATAAACAACTAGAAAAGAATTATAACTTTTATATGGGAGACCAATGGAAAGGATTAGAAAGTGGTAACAATGCAATGCCTATGGATAATATAATTGCTTCAATATGTAATTATAAGATAGGTAATGTAAATCAAAATAATATGACTATAGTTTATTCATCTGAAAATGTAGATGAAGAAGATTTTAAGGAAATAGAATATACAGATGAGACGGGAAAAGTACAAACAACTTCTAAACGTAAGATATATGAAAAAGCAGTAGAACTATTAAATAAAAATGCTAATACATTCTTTGAATCAAACAACTTAGAAACAGAGATATGGGATTACAATACAGAAAACTGCATAAGTGGTATGGTATGTATGTATATCTATAAAGATGAGAATGACATTGAAAGAGCTGAAATGGTAGAAGGTAATAATATATATTTCTCAGATGAAAACGACCCTGAAATACAAAATCAAGAGTTTATATTAATAACTTTTAGAAGACCAGTAGAACAGGTAAGAGAAGAAGCAATAAGGAACGGTTTAAGTGAAGATGAAGTGCGACAAATTTTAGCTGATAATGATACAGATGAACAAATAGGAAACAAAAAAGAAACAGAAGTAGGTTCAGGCAAAGTATTATGTATATTAAAACTATATAAGAAAACAAAGAAGATAAAGAAAACAGAGAAAAGACAAATAATAGATGAATATGGTAATGCTCAGGAAATAGAAGTTGAAGTAGGAACAGAAACAAAAACAACAGTACATATGGTTAAATCAACAAAGAATGTAGTGTATGTTCAAGAAACAGATTTAGGACTTACATTATATCCTTTATCTAAAATGATATGGATAAGAGAGAAAAACAATGCAAGAGGAAGAGGAGAACCTCAAGACAAGATAGGTAACCAAATAGAAATAAACCAAACACTAGCAAGAAGAGATATAGCAATTCAAATGTCTGCATATCCTAAACTAGCATATTTAAGAAAGAAAATACAAAACCCTAGCAGTTTAAATAAAGTAGGTGTAGCAATAGCAGTTGAAGGAGAGGCAGTACAAGATATAAGAAGTGCAATAGATTATTTAAACCCTACACAGGTTAGTCCTGATGCTAAACAGTTCAATGATGAATTATCACAAAAAACAAAAGATAATGCATCAGCCTCAGATGCAGCACTAGGAACAATAGACCCTGAGAAAACAAGTGGACGTTCTGTTATAGCCGTAAGAGATGCTGCTGCAGTACCTTTAAATATTCACGTAACAAGATTTAAAAAATTCTTTGAAGATATTGCAAGAGTGCTATTTGACTTTTGGCAAAATGTAGATGTAGATGGAAAAAGAATAATAATAGAGGAAACAGATGAAGAAACAGGAAAGACAAATGTAACAGTTGAAGTAATTCCTCACGATATAATGACACAGCTTAAAATAAAAGTAAAGGTAAATGTAGCACAAACAGACCCATATTCAATTTATGCACAAGAAGAAATGTGGGACAACCTATTTGTAAAACAGGCAATTACATTTGAAGAATGGGTAGATGGGTTAAGTAATAATTCTAAATACAATAAAGCTAAATTAGAAGAGATAGTAAGAAATAGACGAAATAAAGAAAAAGAACTTATAAACATAGAAGAAGACATCAAAAACAAACAAATGGAAGCTGATAATATTATTCAACAAAGACAACAAGAACAAGAGGTAGAAGATGTTGCAAGTAATGTTGAAGCACAGCAAGAACAATTGAACCAAATGATACAAGAAGCACAGCAAGAAGATTATAATTAATTAGTTTGAAATTAGTGTTAGCAAGATAGGAGTGGTATTATGAAGTGTAAAAATGACAAATTAGTTGAAATGGTAGTAATGGTTAGAAATGATAAAGAAGTTGTATATTATTGTCCTAAATGTAAAGACATAGCCAAAATAAGTGTAGAGGAAGAACAAGAGATTAATGAAAAAGAAAAAAATTAGTTTTTTATATTAAGAGCTTAGGCTCTTATTTTTTATACCTTTTTACTGTTTGCAGGATTAAAAGAACAACAGGGAATTAGTCGACGGACGTTAAACGGGAGGAAACATTATGGAAGAAAATGAGGAAATGGTTGAAGAAACTATCGTTGACAACGACGTAAACGTTGGGGAAGTTCAAGAAGAACAAGAAGTAGAAATCGAGACTTCAAATGAAGAATTAGAAGTAGCTCAAGATGAGCCTATTGAAGAACCTATAGAACAACCAAGGACATACACAGAAGAGGAATATCAAAGAGCTATTAACAAAATCATAGCAAGAGAAAGAAGCAAGTATGAGAAACAAATCAATCCTTTAATCAACACTTTAAAAGCAGGAGGATTTGAAGAAGATGATATACCTGCTTTAACAAATTCTCTTCAAAAAAGCTATGAAAATCAAGGAATAAACATTCCTAAATATGACCAAATGCTCACAGAAAAAGAGCAAAAAGCATTGGCAAAAGCAGATGCTGAGGAAGTCATTGATTTAGGCGAAGAGGTAATGAGACAAACATTTGCAGAGCTTTATTCAAAACCAGATAAAAGTGTTAGAGAAGAAGAGCTTATGTATCTTATTTCACAAGAACACTCAAAAAGAATGGCAAAAAAAGATTTACTTGAATTAGGAGCAGACCCTGACAAAGTGTTGAATGACAGTAAATTTAAAGACTTCGCTCGTAAGTGGGCAAATGATGTTTCAGTTAAAGAAATATATCAAGCCTATACCAAATTAAATAACAAACCAGTACAAAGACCAGCTAGTGCTGGAAGTGTTAAAAATAATGAGAGTGAAACAAGTAAGTATACTCAGGCGAAACTTGACAACATGACACCTCAAGAAATGGCAAAAGCATGGGATGACCCTGAGTTTAGAAAAATAGCTGGATTAAAAAATTAATTAAAGAAAGAAGGAATTTATTATGGCAGATAATGCAATAACAGTATCAATACCTAAACTAGTAAGTGCAAAGGTAATAAAAGAATTAGAGACAAATTTAGTAGCAAAGAGAATTTG